GACAAGTCCAAGATGAAGTGCAACGTGCCTCGCCGTGAAGTTCAGGGCGGGAAAAAGTTCGTTGTGAAGGCTTGTCAGGGAGGAACCGAAAAGATTGTAAGATTCGGTGATGCCAATATGAGCATCAAGAAGGATCAACCCGCTCGGAAGAAAAGCTACTGCGCTCGTAGTGGAGGTATTAAAGGTAAGAGTAATAAACTATCAGCTAACTACTGGAGCCGTAAGGCTTGGGACTGTTAACCAACAATAAAAAACTTTGTCACGATATACTACATATGGTCCCAACGATGATCCTATCAAAGATGATATGGACGTGGGGTTCGTTGGGTTCAATACTTACAGCCGTCCCGACCAGCTGCCTTCTGGTATGCTTGCCGACAGCTCAAATGGACGCCTAGGGAAGAACGGAGAGTGGCAGGTTCGCAAGGGCGTGAACGTCATCAAGGCACCATTTGCTTCTGGTAACGCTGTATTGAGGCTCCCTACTATTTCTGAAGAAACAGCTCCCCTTACGGTTAGTTTACTGCCTACGACTATTAGGTCCGCTAGTTTGGCTAGCGGAAAGGTACTCATTGTTATTGATAACCCAGCCGTTGACGCAGGTCACATATTCGCTGTAGGAAATACTGTCGAGGTAGAGGGCCTAGTGGGCAGTCCTTCCCCTAACGGATCTCACGTTCTTACTGCGGTTACTGACAACGGAGACGGAACGAAGACAATAGAATACGCCCTGAGCGGAACAGACACTACCTATACGACTGCCTTTTGTTTGCCCTTTACCCTGGTGGACGCTACTGCCCCTGTGCTAAACGGAGAAACCAAATCTTCGGTTATAGGTTTTAATATGGTATTACTTCAGAGCAGTGTTACTGCGGTATATTCCAGCACGACGTTTAGCGATCCCAACCAAGAAAATAGTCAGTTCATTATATTGGCATCTAATGAAAGCGCAGTCGCTACGGATTTAAATGACACGAGCATTGAAATTAAGATGGGCTATCCCGTGAATGAAAACATACCGCTTGCGAGCAGTATGCTTCAGGCATTTAATAAAATCTTTATATTCCGTGACGGGCAGACTGCCCTAGAGAACGACAACTTCTTTAGCCCAATCGCCATTGATTCTGCTAGCATCAATACTACTTCAGTGGTAACGGTTAATACGCTTACCCCTCATAATCTTGCTGTAGGTAATGCTGTTACAATTTCTGGAGTTACTGGGTTCCCTGGGGAGGGAGACCCAAGCGTAACAGACGAAGATCCCAATGGAACATTTAAAATTGATTCAGTGCCAAGCTCAACGAGTTTTACTTATGAAACTGGTGTAGGCTCAACTACCGCCGTCCCTGCATACACCGTAGTATCTTCTTTGATATCTCCAGGATTTAAACTTGTCCCAAGCGGACAATACAGTCAGCCAGTTCAACTGGCTCCTGATACGCTAGCTATAACTAACGGCTATGCAGTGGCTACATTCACTGGAGGATCTTCACTAATAAGTGGAGTAAAGGTTGGGGATGCAGTTGAGATTGAATCCGCAGGAAACTCTACGCTTGAGGCTGGTCAAAACTTCGTAATAGCCGAGGTAACCGAAAGCCCAGCTACCCTATCTTTTTATGTGCAAGAAGCAGACACTACGGGAGGCGGTTCTACAAGTGTTGTTTTCCAGCAGCGCATTTCTCAAGGGCTTGGATTCTCACATATGCCAGCACCTGAATACGCAACGTATCACCAGCGCAGGCTGGTTGTGCCGTTTAAATATGCAGTAGAAGATGCAGACGATACCTTTACTTATCGGAAGATTCTGGACGAAGTTATTACTTCGGACATTTTGGACTCCGACACCTACGACCAGATCTACGGTCAGTTCAGGTTTAACGCAGGAACAGCGGACTTCAACGTCGGCCTGCACTCATTCTCGGATGACAAGCTGCTGGTGTTTAACCGCAACAGTATTCACCTTATAAGTGGAGCAGGGACGAGCGCAAAGGTTCAGCTTATTACTAACGAGGTAGGGTGCGTAGCAAGGCAGAGTATTATACAGGTAGGGAACAATGTATTGTTCCTGTCTGACAATGGCGTATACGGTGCCAACTTCCAGGATTTATATAACCTTCGTGGTAACGAAGTTCCTCTGAGTTCTCCCATTAACTCCATTATTCAAAGAATCAATAAGGACGTGTGGGACAAGAGCGTAGGAGTATACTTTGATAATAGATACTACCTGGCTGTGCCTCTTAATGAAGAAGTTGTAACTGTCGACGCAGCTGGAAATACTTCAATACAAACAACTCTCGCTCAAGTTAACAATGCTATATTGATATTTAACTTTATTAATAAGCAGTGGGAAAGCATTGATACAACTAATGCGACCAACTGGAACATCTCTAACTTAATTGTAGCGGGTAAGAAATCCGACCGTGCTGTCTATGCAGTCAATACACTAGGTGGTCTGCACAGGCTTGACGCCCGTGTAGATGCAACCGACGTGCTTGCTACGACAATTCCAGTATCAGGCGCCGAGGACGAAGATCCTTACGCTATACCAGCTTCCGTAACGACTAGGCAATTTACATTAGGTAGTATGGATCGTAAGCGTTGGAACAACCTAGAGCTTCACGTGCAGTCATCACCTGACAGTGAATCCAACCTTAGCATTAGCGCAGAGCTGGAGAACATTGACGCTACTGTAGACCTTGGCACACTAAGGTCACTTAATTCAGACAAACTTCTGGAACGAAACGAGGATGTTTCCGTCCGTGGTAGAATAGGTAACAAGCGAGCATACGGAATGCAGATAACCCTTAACAATATAGCTGGCCGACCTAGATTCAGAGGAGTCAAGGTTGGCGGAGCTGAAGCATTTAGATCAACAAATACAGCAATATAAGATATGGCAATTATTACTACAAACGGAACACTGGGAGCAACAGCAGTCATTACGAATACTACACTTAACGATATTGCAAACGCAGCTACATTCGTCAGCGGAGCAGTAGACGGAGACAGTCTTGAACTGATTGCGGACGGCACTGTAGATGACGGCAAGCTGGGCATTAAAGACGCAGGCGTAACAACTGCAAAGGTGGCGGACAGCACGGACAAAACTGACGGTGTAACCTTACCTAAGATTCAGCACATCGACACAGCCAAGGTGCTGGGCAGAACATCCGCTGACGAGGGTAACGTAGAAGAAGTAGCTGTTGTCATAGGTGGAACTGGAGATGCTGGTGTGCTTTTCGACAACGATGATATGCTTGACAATAGCGATACCGCTGGAGGTTCGGCTACTCGTGGTGCTACACAGAAAAGTATTAAGGCGTATGTAGATACTACCGCCGAAGGCACTTCAAATTTTACAACTGAAAGTACCCAATCAGCAGGGTATCAAGTGTTTGCAAGCGGATTAAAGATCGCTTGGGGTAAAGCATCGGACTCAACTACGGCCCCTGCTAATATCGTAACATTTCCAACTGGAGTTAATTTTACGGTTGCTCCCACGGTTACAGTTACTCCCAATGAGATGATCAACCCTAGCACTTACTATTCGGACGGTGTTCATAGTGTAACTACGACTCAGTTTACACAGTCAGGATACCCGTATGCAATTGGCTATCGTTATATGGCAATCGGACACTAAAAAATAAACAATTTAAATTATGGCTATTATAAATAAAGGAACATCCTTCGCCAACGGCGAACAACTGACGGCTCAGAAGATTAACAATATGCTTGACCTGGCTGTCTTTAATTCTGCAGCAGCCGACAATAGCACTACATTTGTAAACTCATTAAGTCAGATTGCCGTGACTGGTGGAGGAATCAATACAGCTCAACTTGCAGATGATGCCGTAGAGACACCTAATATCAAAGATGCAAATGTAACCCTACCAAAGATAGCTACACAGGCTGACCAGACGGTCCTTGCTAATATATCAGGTGCGGACGCTTCTCCGACTGCGGTAGATATCGTGGGTCCTTCTGGTATACTGATCGACGATGATGCACTAGGAACTAGTGACACCGCTGGTGCGACCCAAGGTAATATTAAGGCATATATTGACGATGGATTTGATCCTCCTGTGTATACTGGCGGAGAAACAACGACGCTTCCTAATGGTCTGATTATGAAGTTCGGGACGATATCTGCGCCAAAGGATACCACTACTGCTGTTAATTTTGCCGTAGACTTTCCTAATGCTGTTGTTAGCGCACAGCTTACTCAAGAACACGCTGGCAATGCTGATCGCTACCCACTAAAAATAGAGTCCCTAAATACCGGCACTTTAACCATACGGAATACTCACGGCGCAGAGGTCACAGCACATTGGCTGGTATTTGGCAGATAATAGGATACTAATGAACCCCCTCCTGCAATCAGTTCAATTAGCGTTGCAAAATGCCGAACAGAAAGAAGCCATTGACTTTATAAATAAAGTCGTAGATTTCTGCATTGAACACGAGAACGGGAAGGTATTGGACGGATGGCCCAAGGATTCAATTCAACTGCTTGTGGCTTACCATATGGCAAAGCATACCTTTATTTTTGAGCAGGACGAAGAAGGCAACATCAAGGGTTTATTTATGTGGTATAATTGTGACGAGGACGATGACTGGATGTTTGTTCAGAACTGGATCCAGGATGACCCCGACGGCAACGCAATCTTTATGGCCTTTTTATTTGCAGATAATACTAATACTTTTAAACGACTTACACATAACTTCATTATCAAATGCCCTGAGGTTATGCAGAAAAAACTACTGGGTATACGACACAGAAATGGTGAACCTACTAGAGTAGAATACACACCTAAACTCTTCAACAAAATCTTAAATATATAATACTATGGGAGGCGGAAAAGGATCATCACCAAAAGCACCAGCACCAATTGACCCAGGTAAGTCAATGGGCGAATACTTATTCGGCAAAGGCTTTAGCAAAAATTATCAAGGCATTACAGACGCAAGGTTACAGGAAAAATTGATTGCGTCAGAGGCGATGTATCGTCCTCAATACACTGCGCTAGAGCTTGCTGACATTGGCGTAATGGCTCGTGGCATTGAAGCAGGCACACCTAATCCCGCATACCAAAGAATAGAAGCGCAGTTAGCTGGTGCAAGGGCTGCCCAAGAATCGGGGATGTCTTCAGAGCAACTTGAGGCGCAAGCTAATAGAATGTTTCCTGTGAATAACCAACAAACGGGGACTACTGGAGATCGAATGCGACCTAGAGCTGTTTACTCAGACATCAACGCAGGATCCAGAGCAGAATTTCTTAAATACTCAAGCGGAAAGGTGAACGCAGGAGATATTGCAACTCTAGAAGCTCAACTTAAAAATACTCCAAAAACTCAGGGCGGAACTCCAGGATTGTTTGACTTACTAGAAGAACAATCAACCCGTGCAGGTGCATTACAACGTGAACAATTAGGTTTACAGCGTGCCGATGACGTAGGTGCATTGCAAGAGTTCGCACCTCAAGTAGTCGAGGCTTATCGTGACGCTGACCCCTACAGCACAGGACTAGCCGAGCAGCAGACTGCTATGGCTGAAGATCTCTACCAGAGATCTCAGGGTCTTAACTCTGAGCAACAACGTCTGGTCGATCAGCAGGCACTAGGTATGGCTCAACGTCAGGGCCGTGTAACGGACCAGAGTGCAGTTGCTGGACAACTGCTAGGTCGTGAGAACTATCTAGCTGGCCTTCGTGGTCAAGCGGCAGGTATGGGACAGCAGGCTTTTGGTATGAATCGTCAGATAGCGGGCGACGTCGGTATGAGTATTTTGGGTCGTCCCTCTAGTGCTATTGGTCTTGGCGGTCAAATGCTAGGACAGGCACAACAAGGCGCAGCAGGACCTATGGGTCCTCAGTTATTCGATCCTAACGTAGGTATCAATATGGCAATGCAACAGCAGGCTAATGAGGTAAATTATGCTGGAAGTATGGCGCAAGCTAAGGCGGCAGGATCGTCGGGGTTTATGAGTGCAGCTGGTAGTATTGCTGGTGGTATGATTGCTGCGTGCTGGGTAGCCCGTGAGGTCTACGGCATTGAGAATCCTAAGTGGCTAGAGTTCCGTGAATGGATGCTTAACGACGCACCAA